GGCCGGTTGGCTGGCCTTGGGGCGTTGCGTGACGAGTTGGCAGCTTCGTTGGGGGTTGTTCGGGGGGATCCGTCGGCGGGTTCGCAGGTCGCGGCGTTGGCGCGGCAGTTGCGGGATGTCTTGCGGGATATCGAAACACTCGAGAAGGCCGTCCCGAAGGGTTCGATTGTTGATGAGCTCGCTAAGCGTCGCCTTGCGGGGGATTCAGACTCCGCGGGTGTTGTTGCGGCCGGCGGGGGCGGTGGGGAGTAGCGGCCCAGATGCGACCGAGTTGGCTGCGGCGTGTGGGTTGGTGTTGGATCCGTGGCAGGAGTTGCTGCTCGAGGTAGCGATGGGTGAACGGGCGGATCGGTCGTGGGCGGCTGGTGAGGTCGGTCTGATCGCTTCACGCCAGAACGGTAAGAACGGCGCGGTTGAGGCCCGGGAGTTGTTCGGGCTTGTGGTGTTGAACGAGTGGATCATCCACACGGCGCACCAGTTCAAGACGACTCGGGAGTCATACAACCGGCTCCTCGGGTTGATCGAGGCGAATCCGGATATTCGGGATTGTTTGGTCTACAACGTGGCCTCCCCGGCGTCGGGTTACGAGATGCGCTTCCGTAATGGGGGCCGAATTCAGTTCATCGCCCGGTCCCGCACGTCGGGCAAAGGGTTGACTGGCAAGCTGTTGATGTTCGACGAGGCGCAGGATCTCGATGACGACGCTCAGGGTGCGTTGCTGCCGACGATCTCTGCCCGGCCGGGTGCTCAGTCGTGGTACTTCGGTTCGGCTCCGAACGATGCGTCTACGGTGTTCCACCGGGTACGGAAGCGGGGGCGGGCCGGTACCGACGACCGGCTCGCTTACCTTGAGTTCTCAGCCGACGAGGACGCCGCGCTCGACGATCGGGAAGCGTGGGCGCAGGCAAACCCGGCGTTCGGCAATCGCATCACAGAGGAAGTGATCGCGTCTGAGTATGCGTCGATGGCCCCGGAGATGTTCGCCCGGGAACGTCTCAGCATCAGCCCGGATCTGGTTGAGGGCCACGGGTTCATGCCGATGCTCGACTGGTACGCATGCGAGAACAAGAAGTCTGGGCCGAAGGATCCGGTGTCGTTCGCTGTCGATGTTGGCCCGACCCGGGATTGGTCAAGCATCGCAATCGCCGGCGATTGCGGATTGCCTGGTGCGTCTGGTACTCACGTCGAGGTCATCGCTCGAGCTCCGGGGACGGAGTGGGTGGTGGCGAAGGCCAAGGAACTCCACGCCAAGTGGGGTCGGCCGTTGGCGGTTGGTAAGGGTTCCTCTGCCGCTGGGCTTCTCGTGGATCTTGAGGCGGCCGGTGTGCCGGTCCTTGAGGTGTCGACAGAGGATCACGCTCAGGCGTGTGAGCGGCTGTACGACTCGATCACGCAACGCACGTTGCGGCATCTCGGTGATGTGACGCTCACCGCTGCGGTCGATAACGCTGAACGCAAGTTTTATGGCGATTCCTGGTTGTGGTCCCGTCGCCTTTCGAACGTGGATATCTCACCGCTGGTAGCGGTGACGCTCGCCAAGTGGGCGCATGATCAGGCCCCCGAGCCGGCTCGTACACCTCCGGGTGTTGTCTTTCTTTGAGGAGTGCGGGTGCGGAATCTTGTCGCTTCGGTGCTTCAGGTGGTGGGCCTTGTCGGTCTTGTGGCCGGCGGGTTCCTGGTGTCTGTCGCTGCGGGTGTGGTTTGTGTGTCGATGGCGGGGTTTGTGGTCGGTTTGTATCTGAGTGACGGGTGAAACTGTTTCCGGCGCTGCGCCGCAAGCAGGAAGAACGCGCGTTCAGCGACTGGGGTTCGGGTTCGTGGTTCTCGCCGGCTGGTACGGGCACGAACGTCACTGAGTCGTCGGCGTTGCGGCTGTCGGCGGTGTGGGCTTGTGAGACGTTGATCGCGGATTCGATTGCGTCGATGCCGGCGGACACGTACCGCAAGCAGGGCGACATTCGGACGCCTACTACGGCTCCGGTGTGGGTGGATGCCCCGAATCCGCGTGATAGTCGCATCGATTTCGAGACGCAACGCGTGATGTCGCTCATCGGGTGGGGTAACGCCTATTCGATGCTGATCCGGCAGTCAAATTCGTCGGATCCGCAGGCCCCGGTGGTCGAACGGTGGCCTTTGAACCCGGATCGGGTCGAATGGCGTACAAGTTCAACGCAATTCGGCCAGTTTTTCTACGATGGCACGCCCCTTCCGGCCGGTAATCTGCAACACATCCCCGGCTATCGGCTCCCTGGTTGCGTGCTCGGGCTATCGGTTATCGCCTATGCCCGGCAGTCGTTGGGCCTGTCGTTGTCCGCTGAGCAGACCGGTAACGCCTTGTACGAGAACGGCATCGCCCCTAGCGGTGTGCTCGAGGTTCCCGACATGCCACCGGAGACGAACGGTGACGTGATCGAACGGCTCCGTGAGCAGTTCATGGAACGTCATGCCGGTACGCAGAACGCCGGGAAGCCGGTCGTGCTTGTTGGTGGCACCAAGTGGAATCAGACGATGATCAACCCGTCTGACGCACAGTTCCTCGAGACCCGGATGTTCCAGGTCGAGGAAATCTGCCGGTGGTTCCGTGTCCCCCCACATGAGATCCAGCACATCACGAACAACGCGTCGCAGGGCGGCGGGCAGGGTATCGAAGCGCAGTCGTTGAACCTCGCGAAGCGGACGTTGACGCCGTGGACGGTCAGGCTCGAGCAGGCCGACACCCGGCTCCTTCCTCGCGGCCAGTTCATCCGGTTCAACATGAACTCGTTCCTGCGGGCGGATATCAAAACCCGGTACGAGTCGTATGCGATCGGCCGGCAGAACGGCTGGTTGTCCGCCGATGAGATCCGTGCTTGGGAAGATTTGCAGCCGATCCCGGGTGATGAGGGCGGCACGTACTTGCAGCCGTTGAACATGATCGACACGGCGATCGCTAACGAAGTCCAGATGCCGGATCCCCTCCCGGTGGCCGATCCGAACGCGGGAGATATGACCGGTGAATGACATTTCGAAGCGGGCCGAGTCCGTTGCGCGTGAGGTTCGACGCTGGGAGTTCGACGAGCTCGAGCTCCGCGCTGACGATGACAGCGACACGCTCACCCTTCGTGGTGAGGCGTCGGTGGTGGAGAACCCGTACGAGGTGCGGGACATGTTCGGAGAGTTCACCGAAACGATCCGTAAGGGTGCGTTCGACAAGACCCTGAAAGAGAAGCCGGACGTTGTGCTCCTGGTGAACCATGAGGGCCTACCGTTGGCTCGTACAACGTCGGGGACGTTGAAGCTGTCCGCTAACCCCAGTCTGTCGGTCCAGGCGTCCCTGGAGCCGTCTGACCCGGATGTGGCGCGCATCGAAAAGAAGATGCAGCGCGGCGACTTGAACGAAATGTCGTTCGCGTTCCGGGTTGTGCGCCAAGAATGGAACGACGATTACACGCAACGTGACATCACTGAGGTGTCCCTCGCGCGTGGCGATGTGTCAGTCGTGACGTACGGCGCGAACCCTGCAACGTCCGCGAGCATCCGTTCGCTTGGTGGTGTGGATTACGTCGAGCTCGACGTGGCGCTCGAAGCGATCCGTAACGGTGGGGCGTCGGACGACCAGTTCGATCTGGCTGTCCGCGCTCATCGTTCCCTTGATGGTCTGTTCGCCGAGGTTCGTGCAGCGGCTGCGACGCCTGCGCTCGACCCGGCCGAAGTTTCCCGATTCCTTGCACGTATCCAAAGGGTGCGTGACCTGGAACGCGAAATCTGAGCCGGTCCCTCCACGGGGGGCACCACTCAACCGCACGACGCCGGCCCTGACGGGCCACCTCGCGCGTATCCAAAAATCCGATTTCATAGAAGGAGTATCCAAGTGGATACCAAGTACATCAACGACCTTCTCGCCCAGCGCGCGAACGTCGTCTCGCAGCAGCGCAATGAGCTCGACCGGATCGCTGAGACCGGCATGCTCCCCTCCGGCGAGGAGAACGAGAAGCTCGCCCGCATGGACGCGGACTACGAAGGCCTCTCCACGGTCATCGACCATTGGATGAAGACGCAGGAACGCGAGCAGGACGCCGGTAAGTCCCGTGCGATCCTCGACGCGATCGTTTCTCCCGAAGACAAGGCCACCGGTCAGCGCAAGCAGAACGCTGTCGAAGACTGGTTCCGTGGCAGCGTCGCCGGCACCGAGGCCCGTAAGCACTTCGATGTTGACCTGAAGCCGTCCGCGAACTTTCTGCGGCAGGTCCGCAACGGCATGGACGTCAACGAGGCCCGCGCCTTGTACACCGATGGTGGTGCGTCCGGTGGTTCCCTCGAGGTTCCGGTCCAGTTCCTGAACCAGCTGTACCAGTTCATCGAGGAGTCGTCCGCTATCCGTCAGATCAGCCGTGTGCTGACCTCTGATGCGGGTGGCGCGTGGACGATCCCGCGTGTCGTCACTCATGGTGTCGGTACGCAGGTCATCGCCCAGGGCACCGTGATCGGTGGAACTGACCC